AAGATCCAACTTAACTCTGCCTACGGTGCTATCGGTAACCAATACTTCAGGTATTACAATCTTGCGAACGCTGAAGCAATCACTCTATCAGGACAGGTCTCAATCCGATGGATAGAAAACAAGGTAAACAAATACCTAAACAATGTATTAAAAACTAACGAGAAAGATTATGTTATTGCTAGTGACACTGATAGTATTTACATCCATATGGGTCCTCTGGTACAAGCTGTATTCCCCAGTGGAGAGAAGGACGATCAGAGTACACTTAGGTTCCTTAAGAAGGTGTGTGATGTGGAACTTGATCGCTATATTGAGAGTGCTTATCAAGAAATGGCAACCTATGTAAATGCATACGAGCAGAAGATGGTCATGAAGCGAGAGAATATCGCTAACAAGGGTATCTGGACTGCTAAGAAAAGATATATTCTTAACGTATGGAATAGTGAGGGTGTCCAGTATGAGAAACCTAAACTAAAGATGATGGGTATCGAAGCAGTTAAGTCTTCTACACCTGCACCATGTCGTGTCGCTATTAAAGAAGCACTCAATGTTATTATGACTGGTAGTGAGTCTGACACACAGAAATATATCAAGGACTTCCGTGAGAAGTTTGAAGCAATGCCACCAGAGGAAGTAGCATTCCCACGTGGTTGTAATAATATACAGAAGAATACATCTTCGGCCACTATCTATGGTAAGGGATGCCCTATGCATGTGCGTGGAGCGTTGTTGTACAACTTCCACATTAAAAAGAATAAGTTGTACCACAAGTATCCTGTTATCCAAGAGGGTGAGAAGATTAAGTATCTTCATCTACGTACCCCAAACCGAATCAATGAGAATATTATCTCATTCTTTCAAACACTTCCCACCGAGTTTGGGCTTGACAATAGTATAGATTATGATTTACAATTTGAGAAGAGTTTCCTTGCTCCTCTTAAAGCAATCCTTGATACTATTGGGTGGGAAGCAGAGAAACGTCACACATTAGAGGCACTATGGTCTTAGTCTTTATTATCATTGGCATCCTTCTCCTCTTGGTAGGAGGTGGGTTGTGGTTTACCTTCGGTCCAGGAGGTAAGGATGTTAAAGATCCAATCGCAGAGCATGCAAAGATGCATGAGTTAGGCATAGCACATAAACATGATTAATTATGAGTTTTTTAAAAGATATTGTCAAAGAGATAGACAATGAATACGCTAGTGTCGTTGCTGATGGTGTTGCTGCTGGTGATACAAGTGGTTATATCGACACGGGTTCATACATCTTTAACGCACTACTTAGTGGCTCCATCAAAGGTGGGGTTCCAGGAAACAAAATCTCTGCTATTGCAGGTGAGTCATCAACAGGCAAAACTTTTTTCTGTCTTGGTATGGTTCAGTCTTTCCTCGAATCTAATCCTGATGCTGGGGTTATTTACTTTGAGTCTGAAAGTGCGATAAGTAGAGAGTTAATTGAGTCAAGAGGTATTGATTCCAATCGTATGGTATTGGTGCCAGTTAATACTGTCCAAGAATTTAGGACACAAAGTATTAAGATTCTTGACAAATACTTGGAACAGAAGGAACAAAAGCCTATGCTTATGGTGTTAGACTCCCTTGGTATGTTGTCTACCTCCAAAGAGATGGAGGACTCCGAGCAAGGTAAAGAGACACGTGATATGACACGTGCTCAAGTAGTCAAGTCTATCTTCAGAGTGCTGACGCTGAAGTTAGGAAAGGCAAACGTGCCTTTAATTGTTACTAACCATACATATGATGTGGTGGGTGCATATGTGCCGACCAAAGAGATGGGTGGAGGTAGTGGTCTCAAGTATGCTGCCAGTAACATCATCTACCTTACCAAGAGTAAGGAGAAGGATGGGAAGGAAGTAATTGGTAACATTATCAAAGCCAAATTGGTTAAGTCAAGGTCAGCAAAAGAAAACTCTCAAGTTGCAGTAAGATTATTTTATGACGAACGTGGATTGGATCGCTATTACGGACTATTGGAGTTGGGTGAGAAGCATGGAGTCTTTGAGCGTAAAGGAAATAGGATTGTTATCAATGGCGATACTGTTTTTCCTTCGGTCGTTTATAAGAATCCAGATAAATACTTCTCGTCCGAAATCCTACAAGCCCTAGACGAGTGTGCTGCTAAAGAATTCTCTTATGGAACTTAAAGACTTTATCAAGGTCTACGATGACGTGCTAGACCTTAATCTATGCAGAAATGCTATTGATTTATTTGAGCATGACACCGAAGTAGTTACTCGTCAAGAAGTACAAGACTTCTGTAAGTTTGACATGTTAAACATGACAGAAGAGACTGAGACGAATAATAAAAAAGATTGGACAGTAGTCCATACGCAGGCAATCTATGCTGTTAAACAGTATGGTGAGCAATATATGAAGGAGTTAGACTGTGAGTCATTTTGGCCTAAGGCAAACTCCCTAGAGCAGATCAAGATGATTAAGTATGGTAGACAGGATTACTTCAAACGTCACATTGATGTGGGAGATTACCAGTCTGCACGAAGATTTCTTTCTTATTTTATTTTCTTGAATGATGTTGTCGAAGGAGGAGAGTTAAAGTTTCCTCTCTTAGACTTGTCAATCCAACCCAAACGTGGTAGGGTTGTCTTATGTCCGTCCTCATGGCAGTATCCTCATGAATTTGGGGTGCCAAGTAACGACAGTTATATGATAACAACATATCTGCACTACAAATGACACTAAAGATTGAAGAGATTACCCTTAGTAAACTTATCCTCAACGAGAGTTACTGTAGAAAGGTTATGCCTTTCATTAAGAGGGAATACTTTGATGGACATCCTAATGGTGTCTTGTTTGAAACATTAACAGAGTATGTAAGTAACTTTGATACCAACCCAGAGCCTAATGCTTTGAAGATTGAGGTTGAGAAGAGACGTGACATAACTGAGGATGTATATAAGGACATTGAAAGGTTTCTTGATAACTTAGATAGAGACCAATATAATGAAGACTGGCTTGTAGATACCACTGAGAGGTGGTGTAAAGAGCGAGCAATATATCTCGCACTGATGGAATCTGTACAGATTGCTGATGGGCAAGACAAAACACGCACAAAGGATGCAATTCCAAGCATCATGTCTGAGGCATTGGGTGTATGTTTTGATGATCATGTAGGACACGATTACATACAAGATTCTGATGACAGATATGACTTCTATCACAAGAAGGAAGAGAAGGTTCCCTTTGATCTCGATTATTTCAACAAGATTACCAAAGGTGGTTTACCTAACAAGACTCTTAATATCGCACTTGCTGGTACAGGTGTCGGGAAGTCTCTATTCATGTGCCACGTGGCTAGCTCCATGTTGCTCCAAGGGCGGAACGTACTCTACATTACAATGGAAATGGCAGAGGAGAAAATTGCTGAACGAGTTGATGCCAACCTCTTGGACATCCCCATCCAACAACTCAACAGTCCCCTCCTCACAAAAGAAAAGTACTCCTCCAAGTTGCTTCAGTTAAAGAAGAAGACACAAGGTAAGTTAGTAATCAAAGAATATCCTACAGCGTCTGCACATGTAGGTCATTTTAAGGCACTCTTAAATGAATTGTCATTGAAGAAAGGTTTCAGTCCTGATGCTATCTTCGTTGACTACCTAAACATCTGTGCATCAGCTAGATATAAAGGGACTATAGTTAATAGTTACACATATGTCAAAGCAATTGCGGAAGAACTCAGAGGATTGGCAGTGGAGTTCAACGTACCTATCATCTCTGCAACCCAAACAACTCGTAGTGGGTTTGCTAACAGTGATGTCGATCTTACTGATACCTCTGAGTCATTCGGTCTTCCCGCTACTGCTGACCTTATGTTTGCTCTTATCAGTACAGAAGATATGGAACAACTCGGACAAATAATGGTCAAGCAGTTGAAGAATAGGTATAATGATCCTACAATGTATAAGCGTTTCGTCATAGGTATTGACAGAGCGAAGATGAGGCTGTATGATTGTGAGCAAGCAGCTCAGGATGACATCATCGATGCAGGTGATATCGAACCTGTCACACAAACCAAGAATAAATTTGAGGGACTCAAAGTATAATGGCAAAGAAATTTACCAATGAACCGCAAGGTAATGATGTGGAAGCAGCAGCAGAGAAGATTAACTCTGAAGCACGTGACCAGGTAGACAAAGCACAGAAAGATGTTGAGAAGATTAAGGAGGAAACTCCCCAGAAGATTGAAGACTTCGTTAATGACGACCGAATGGGTAGTGCTCCTAGGTCTAAAGGCATTGCTGCCGACAAGCTTAAAGATAGGGATAACAAGAAGGCAAAGAAGGGTAAGAAACAGGATAAATTTGAGATAGACCTAGACAACTACATGAAGTTTGTAGATAGGGTTACCTCTGATGCATCAAAAGATTACAATGCTTTGCTGTCTCGTTATGATGAGTTGCATAAAGCAGGTTGTAAGATTGAAAGACTAGACACTGCTGCATCTGGTATGGCATCAGAGGGTGGTGAGTTTATGGAGATTGTTAAGAAACTTAAGTTTCAAGGCAAACCATATGACAAGGCAACTAAAGAGCACCTAGAGAAAGAGTTGGGTGACATCGTGTGGTATGTTGCACAAGCAGCACTAGCACTTGACCTACGTCTTGATGAGGTTATCTATACCAACACTCTTAAGTTGGCAGCAAGATATCCTGGTGAGATGTTTAACGTCCACTACTCAGAGAATAGAGCACCTGGTGACATCTGATGAATAATATTGGACTTGAAGTTGTATTCTGGACAGTGCTATCAGTATATCTGTTAGCAAAGTTTGGTGTATTTAAAAAATGAAAGTAGTAGTTCCCAGTAATCTGGGGTGGTTGGAAGACCAACTGTGCCAAGAGGAACAACTAAGACTATGGGATTACATTGGTAAGGCAACACGAAATGCTAAACCTAATCTCTTAGGTCACATAACTGAGAGTCTTTATCTTGATGATACTGACAATTGGTTCTTTGATAATGTCTTGACAAGATTCATTGAGAGATATGGTAGGACGTTTGGTAACATGGGTGACAACTATCCTGTTAGTGAACCTGCTCCATATAAATTAGAATCATTTTGGTACAACAAACAGAGACAGCATGAGTTCAATCCATTCCATAATCATTATGGAGTGTATAGTTTTGTTGCTTGGTTAAACATCCCATACGATTGGAGAGAGCAGTATGCATTGACCGAAGCCAATGATGGTGGTAGTGCATCTAATTTTGAATTTATGTATACAAATATACTAGGACAGCAGACTGTCCATAAGTATCAACTAGATCATTTCTCCTGTGGGACTATGTTATTCTTCCCATCTCAGTTAATGCATGGAGTCCATCCATTCTATGAGTCTGATGGTGAGAGAATATCTGTATCTGGAAACATTAACCTTGATACATATAGTGGGGTAATGTAACAATCATGAATAAGTGGATAGGAATTAGTCTTGGTGGTTTAGTGGGTGTATCTCACATAGCTATGATAGGACTGCTCGCAACAAGAGAGCAACATCCCTCCTTTAATCTCCCAGTTGGAGAGCATACTGCATACACAGTTATGGCAGGTAAGGATGGATATAGTATTAACTACCGTGCGAATGACCCACGGGTGTTAAAAATTAATAAGAATATTAAAAACAAAGGTGGATTCCTTGGTCTTGCTAATGAGACTAGGCATACCACAGAAGAGTACGTTGTTGGTGGTCACATCCACCACGGTGGACCAGTCTCAAACCACGACACGTGGATAGACAGAAGCGGTACTGATACAAAAAAGCAAAGTGCCGAGTACATCGAGTGCATCAAGGCAATCGGTGGTGGAGAGTCCACAGGAAGGGTTGTGGGAACTAGCGTTGGTGCAGCAGCCGCACCTGCCCTATCAGGCATACCAATCGTAGGATGGTTAGCAGCAGGATGGGTAGCAATGTTTGGTGGAAACCAAGGTGCTGACGTTGGTGGCGACATGGCAAAATCTATGACAGAGGCATGCGATGAGTTCAAACAGTGATGAAGTGGTAACCCACGGTAGTTTATCTGTGGTGGTACCAATGGATGACATGAAGGATATTGTTAGACAAATCTGGAAGTCACGTAGCACGGAGAAGAGGATGGGTGAGTTATACGATAAGTATCATCCCATCGTCCATCCTATCTGCGATACATGAGATACCCTGTAGACATTGACAGAGGCAATGAGTTTGCCAAGTCAATACCAGGAGTGGGAGGTTTCTCAGGGATATACCCACTACCTGATGGTCAGTTACTGGTATCAGGTGCTGACGGTGTAGGGACTAAGATTAACATTGCAAAGATTGCTGGAGACTTTACCACTATAGGTATAGATCTGGTTGCTATGTGTGTTAATGATGTGATTACCTCTGGTGCTAAACCTTTATACTTCATGGATTATATTTCATGTGGTAAGATAACTCCTATCCTAGATGAGATTATGGAAGGTATCTACAAAGGGTGTGAGATATCAGGTATGAAATTGTTAGGTGGAGAGACAGCAGAGCATCCTAGAATTGCACCACCAAAGGCATATGGTGATGACCTTGACCTAGCAGGATTTTGCACAGGTTTAATAGAGCATGAAGGTAACTTAGTTGATGGTACTGGTATCAAACCAGGTGATACTATAGTTGGTGTAGCAAGTAGTGGACTGCATAGCAATGGGTTTAGTCTCATCAATGATATGTTGTGGAGACATGAGTTAGTATACAAGGAGCATCCAGAGATACTTACTCCTACTCACATCTATGCACCTATGGTACGAAAAATAATGACAGAGAAGGGTGAGCATCCTGTCTTTGGTATGGCACACATCACAGGTGGTGGACTAGAGGAGAATATCAATAGGATTATGCCAACAGGTCTTCATGCTTACATTGATTGGTCATCATGGAGACGACCAGAGATATTCAATGTTATAACATGGGCATCCAGACAGAATGATCTGACTGAGGATGTATCAGAGGAAGAGTTGAGAAGAGTATTCAACTGTGGTATAGGGTTTGCCCTAGTGACTCCATTCCCACAGGCAGTCATGGATATAATCGATGAGGAAACGATGATAATTGGAAAGGTGGTTGACAATAGTTGACAGGGGTGGTATATTATATCTGTTGGACGCAACACTAGGGAGTGACTGAATAAACTTACTGGCATATAGCTGGTTAAGGTGATGAGACACAGGTGGTGCTGCTCCTAGGGAACTAGGAGAATCGACTTACCAGTCGGGTCTCAGGCAGAGGAGTAATTCTAACTGTAGAAATGCCCTGCTCTTGTTGGTACACAGGAATCCAACCTCCCACACTAATAAATAGAGGGTAGAAATACCCTCTTTTTTATGGCTCTTGCTACTGAAGACGAGATACTTCTAGCTGTTAATACTGTTCTACAAGATTATGAAGCCGAGGTAATCGGTAACCCTTCTTCTAAACTCACACGTATCAGAGTTATTAGTAGGGATAGAGTGCAAGCGAAGACAAGCATTGAGAGTGCTTTGTCTAAAGAGAATATATCATGGGTTAACGCAAGAAGTTATCCTAAGTACCAAACTAAATGGCCTCCCTCTAGTTTCTCAGGTACTGTAGTTGAATCATCACGTGGTTCACTAACTGAATTTGTTTATAAAAACAAAGGTGGAGGAGGTAGTGGTGCTGGTGCTGAGATTACCAAACTTACTGAGTCTGCTCAGTGTGTATTTGCTGCGGTAAGACAGGTGACTGGTAAGTCAGATAGTGGTACCGTATTTGATCCTACTAATATAAAGAAAGCAGCAAAGTATTTTGAAATCCCTAATGATATATCAAGGGATGACTGTAAGAAGATGAGGTCTGAGTTGACAGAGGACTGGATAACCTCATGTGATAAGGGAGCAGAGGAGTTAGTTAGTAAGTTTCCAGGAAATACATATACTTTTCACAGAGGATCCTCTACTGTAGATAGGATTGAGAATGCCTTCAAGAGAGTGAAGAAGAAAGAAGGTGTCAGGATGGACATTAACAAGTGGTCACCTGCTGATATCTACGTCATCTCTCCAGCATTCGACCCAGAATGTTTAGGTGAAGAGGAGAGCATGCGAGGATTGAATCAGTGTATGCAAGAGAGGATACAAAAGAATGTAGCGATGGGTGTATCTCTCAAGAAGATTACTGCTAATGCTACTCTTAGTAAGGTTAACTTTGATAAGAAACAAATCAACGAGCATAAGTTTGCTCGGTTTGAGTTTGGTAATAAGTCACTAGATGGTTACATTCACTTCACATCTGGTGTTAAGATACAGTTTAGGACATTCGGTGGACAGAATCTTACTGGTTGGCAAGGTGAGGTCAAAGGTGCTTCAGCAAACCAAGGTAAGATATCTCTAGGACCTATTAACTTATTGATTAAGAATCATCTAGGTGGTGGTAAACAAATACCAACTGGTGCTGCAAGGATGGTTAAGAATGACCAAGATACTATGCTTGCTGACATAGAGAGAGGGTTTAAAGAGTATGGAAAGTATAATCAGGCACAAACAGATGCAGCATTATCTGATGAGAAGCTTGTTACTGACCCCTTCATATATTCTAAGTGGCAAGTGGTGAAACTATTTGATGTCATCTCTGGCATCACAGATAAGGATGCTAAAGACCAGTTATGTGAAGACTTCTTACTCTATGCTGGATCTCAGTCCAGTATCTCAGCACCCTACTACAAACTCCAGTAAAAGAAGTGTCCACTCACACCCCTATAGGGTAGATACCCTGTTATAATATAGATATGGCAAAGAACACACACCTAGAACACCTAGAAGACGACATCTTTAATCAGGGGTCGGCAGGTGCTACTAATGCGGTTAATTTTCTCAAGTCTCTTCGTGACATGCTCACTGAGAATTCTGGAGGGAGTGCTATCAAGGTGACTACCAAGTGGGATGGTGCTCCTGCTATTGTCTGTGGAAAGAATCCTCAGAATGGTAAGTTTTTTGTCGGCACTAAGTCAGTGTTTAATAAGACCGACCCTAAGATTGTATACACAGCAGCAGATGCTGACAGATTCTATGCTGGTAGTACTGTTGCTTTGATACTAAAGAGATGTCTTGAATACTTAAGTACTTTACCCATCGATGGGGTACTACAAGGAGACTTGTTGTATCAGAAGGCACTGACTAAACAGACAGACGATACCTACAAATTTAAACCAAACACTATCACATATAGCGTCGATGCTGATACCCCAATGGGGAAGAAAGTCGGTGCATCTAAGATTGGTATCGTCTTTCATACACACTACACAGGAAACACAATGGCAGAGCTCTCTGCTGGTTTTGGTGTGGATGTCGGCAGTCTGCAAGGTGTTACTAACGTTGCAGTATTTTCTTCTACATTTAAAAACATCAATGGAGCCGCCAACCTTTCGCAAGCTGATAAGGCGAGACTAAATCAACTGATAGCCTCTGCTGAAAGGAGTTTAAGTCAGGGGTCTGGGTTCCTCAACACCATACAAGGTGGTAAGGGTGCCTGGACTATCCCTGCTTTATTTAAAGTATATTTTAACCAGATAATTAGAGGTGGTAGGTTACCTTCTAACTCTGCTGCTATGGCATCAGGATTTAAAGCCTTCCTTAGTGATAGGTTTTCCAAAGAGATTGCCAAGAAGAAGACTCTGAAGTCCAAGACACAGTGGACACAGAAGAAAGCAGACACAATTAAATACCTAAATAAAAGTAGGAACATGATGGGTTATGCATTTGATGGGTTTAAAAACCTGATGGATGCTAAAGTCCTTATCATAAATAAACTGGTTACTATTAAGAGTGTGGGGACATTTCTTGAGACAGAGAATGGTCTTCGTGCTACTAATCCAGAAGGGTTTGTTGCCATCAAAGATGGTGCTGCTCTGAAATTGGTGGACAGACTGGAGTTTTCCAGAGCAAACTTTACCGTCGCAAAGGACTGGGGTTAATGCGTTTTTTACAATTTATAACAGAAGCTACAAAGACTGGTAAGACTCCTGCTGAGAAGAAGAAAGAAGCTCAGGAGGCAGATAACCATGTGGCGATTACTTTCGGGAGGTTTAATCCTCCTCATGCTGGTCATGGCAAGCTCCTCGATGCTGTTAAGGCACATGGTGGAGACTCAGGTAATTATAGAATCTATCCAAGCAGGTCACAAGACCATAAGAAAAACCCCCTAGGTGCT